AGATATTAACCCTATATATCATAAGGATTTGGCGGAACTGGCGCGAACTGGCCACGATATGCCGCGATTAGTCACGACCACCGCTAGTGGTCAAAAATCGGCTGTAGACGATATTGGGGATTTTGCGAAAGAGGTACTAGGTGTAGACCTAATGCCGTGGCAGTTAAACATTTTGCATGGTTTAACGTCTATGGATAGCAACGGCGATTACTTGCACCGTGTCGGCCTTGTGTCTGTTGCCCGTCAGAACGGTAAAACGGTTGCTATTGCTTCGCTTGTTGGTTGGTGGTTAACTACGCAAGGTAAAGCGCGTGGTCAGGCGCAAACCGTTATTACTGTTGCACATAAATTGGATTTGGCTACCGCGTTGTTTACATATTTGGCGCCAATATTGGAAAGCAAATTTAATGCCCACGTTTCGTGGTCTTATGGGCGCATGGTTTTAACAATGCCTGATAATTCGGTATGGTTCCCCAGGGCGGCCACGCCCGCAGCAGGTCACGGTTACAGCGTTGACCTAGTAGTAGCCGACGAAGTTTGGGATATTTCCGAAGCGGCCATAGACGAAGGTTTATTACCGTCGCAACGCGCCCGCAAAAACCCGTTGTTTGTGATGATGTCTACGGCAGGTACACAAGACAGTAAAGCCATGTTGCGTTGGCGTGAACAAGGATTAAGGGCAATAGATAGCGGCGAACAAACCAAACTATATTTTGCCGAATACAGCCCGCCGCCGTCAATGGATTTAATGACGCCCGAAGCCTGGGCGTATGCAAACCCCGCGCTAGGTCACACGCTACAAATGGAAGTAATCGAAGCAGAAAGCGAAGCCCCAAACCGAAACGCCTTTTTACGCGCGTCAGTTAACACGTGGACAGCAACACAAAACGGCTGGTTAGAACCTGGAATATTCGAGGCGTTGCAATCCGACGAACCCATACCCCCAGGGGGAATACTTGCTATTGAAGTAGACCAAGACGGCGCGCTATATGTTGGCGTACGGGCCGTACAAGTAGGGTTAAAAACAGCCGTTACCGTTGCGTTTGTGGCGGGCACCCTGGCCGAAACGTGGCGCCTAGTTGAAGCCGAAATAGTGTTAGCGCCAACGTTGCGCGTAGCAATAACGCCAGGTTTAGAAATACATTTACCGCCAAATATGGAACGCCGTAAAACAATCGTCGGATATCGCGAATTATTGAAATGGACTAGCCCCGTAAAAAATATGATTATAGAAAACCGTATATATCATCACGGCGAAAACCAGTTAATAGAACACGTTGAACGCGCCGTACTTATCAAACACCAGGGCAGCGTAGCCCTATCGTCGACGCGTAGCCCTGGGCCTATCACATTGGCTAGGTGCATGGTTTGGGCTGCAGCGTTAGCGTCAAAACCACAACTAGTGGGCAAACCGTTAGTAGTAACAATAAACCGCTAATATCGTAACGGCACTACCTACGACGGCTTACCTTTCGTCGGGAAAGAATAGACCGCTTCACCGTGGGTAGTGCCACCAAACTTTTAACAGATATGGCAGACTTACCGTATGGCGTTATTTAACAAGGTCAACAAGGCCGCAATCGGTACCACCGTAAAAGCGGCGGCTAGTGGCGCCAATGCTGGGGCGTCACAATTAGACAATTTTTATGCTTTTACCCAGGGCAATAGTCGCCAACGCGCTATGGCCGTACCTGCCATTACCAGGGCGCGCGACTTATTGGCGTCGGTAATTGGTTGCACACCCTTAAAAATGTATAACGAAATGTGGAACCCTGTAAGCCGTGAACTTGAACAAATAGAAATAGCGCCGCGCGCTTGGACTAGACAATTAGACCCGTCGCTACCAAATAGCACAACGCTTGCATGGTTATTCGATGATTTATTTTTTACCCAGCGGGCTTTTTTATACATTACTGAACGTAGCAGCGACGGATACCCTAAAGCGTTTCAACGTATGCCTAGCGCTATGGTTTTAACACAAGACCAGGCAGGCCCCGTATTTTTTGCGCCGTCTAAACAAATAATGTTTAGCGGTTTACCTATCGACCACCGTGACGTAGTGCAATTCATTAGCCCTATTCAAGGTTTGTTGTATACAAGCCCTAACGCAGTATTAACAGCGTTAAAACTAGAACAAGCGCGTTTACGCAATAGTTCAAGTTTGCTACCTACGGGCGTTTTGCGTCAGGTTGCAGGGGAACCGCTTAGCGCCGAAGAATTACAACAATTAGGCCAGTCTTTTGAAGCGGCCAGGCTTACAAATTCTGTAGCAGTTTTAAACGAATTTGTTACGTACACCGAAACAACTAGCGACGCCAGTAAACAAATGTTAGTAGCGGCAAGTGAATACCAGAGTTTAGAAATAGCACGTTTGGCCAACTGCCCGCCATACCTTTTAGGCGTTGCGACTGGTTCATACAGTTATCAAAACAGCACCCAGGCGCGCCAGGATTTGTATATGTTTGGCGCCAAATTGTTTATGGACTGTATAAGCGAAACGCTATCTATGGGTAACGTTTTACCGCGAGGTACTTACGTTTCTTTCGATATTGACGATTATTTAAGCGAAACCTATTTATCTGAAAACGACACACCCGCACAAGTAAACGAAGTAGGAGTAATGCCAAATGCTTAAATTAACTCAACAAGAATTAACGCTAGACGCCGCAGGCCCTAACGGTATGCCACGCCGAACCCTTGCAGGTTTAGCGCTGCCATACAACGTTGAAGCAACCGTAAACGACGGTACAAAAGTAATGTTTATGCCAGGCAGCCTAAACGCAGGCGCAAAAATGCCCAAACTTTATTTGGGGCATGACAGCACCCAGGCCGTAGGACTTGTAACCGCTATGGTCGATACGCCTGGCGGCATGATGTACGAAGCCCGCATATCCGAAACTACGTTAGGTAACGAAGCGCTGGTATTGGCAGCCGACGGCGTACTAGACGCCGTAAGCGTCGGCGTAAACCCAACACGTTTTACATACAACGAAGCGGGCACAATGATTATAGAAATGGCCGACTGGCAAGAATTATCGCTAGTACCTTTCGGGGCTTTTAAAGGCGCGTCAGTAGACCGCGTAGCAGCGTCGCAGAGTATCCCACAAGAACCCACAGAAATAGATAATATTGAAACCGAAACACCTAACGAGGAGTTAGACAACATGGAACAGCCAACAGACACCCCAACAGTTATCGAAGCCGCACACGTAGCGCCAATCGTTTACGCCCAGCCGCGCCAATTCAAATTGCCTAGCGCAGGCGAATATATCGCAGCGTCACTACAAGGCGGCAGCGTACTTGCAGAAATGAACGCAAAAATTCAAGCCGCAGCGCCTGACCTTACTACCGTTGATGTCCCTGGTATTTTGCCCGAAATTATTACGGGCAGCGTGTTTGACGGGCTTAACCCTATTAGGCCTTTTGTTACCGCAATCGGCACGCGCGCTATGCCACAATCGGGCGCAACATTTCGCCGCCCAAAAATTACGGTAAGGCCAGTAGTTGACGAACAATCACCCGAACTAGACACCCTTAACCCTTCAACCGTTACCGTGTCGAATTCAAATGTTGATAAACATACGTTTGGAACGTATGTCACCATGTCCGAACAATCGTTGGACTGGTCAGACCCCGCGTCAATTAACATTGTTTTGAACCAGTTGGCTATCGCTTATGGTCAAGCAACAAATACCTACGCAGTAACAGAGTGTCAGGGCGCGATTTCACAAACTAGCGCCGTTGCAAACACGTCAGACCCTGCCGACTGGATAGCAGCAATTTACGAAGGCGCCCGCCAAATTTCATTGAACAGCAATTACCTACCTACCCATATGGTCGTAACACCAGGTACGTGGGCTACATTGGGTTCACTTGTTGACAGCACAGGCCGCCCAGTATTTCCACAAATTGGCGCTATGAACGCGCCAGGTCAGTTGTCGGCTGCAAACTGGAACGGCAACCCGCTAGGCCTTGTGTTAGTTGTCGATAAAGATACCCCAGGTTCATTTATGGGCCACGCCGCAGGCCCAGCCGCAGGTTTTGAATTTTACGAACAGCAAAAGGGCGCAATTTCTGTAGACGTACCTAGCACCCTGGGCCGCACTATTGCGTATCGTGGCTATGCAGCAACGTTTATGGCAGACGCTACAAAATTCGTTAAATTCGTCTAGTCGAAAGGCGGCCTAACCGCCATGACACAGGTTTATCAGGTAGCGCATAAAACGCTTATAGACAACTACGCAATTTTAGAAACGCTTACACCAAACGAAGTTTATGTAGGCGCTTCAATTATTGTTGCAAGTGTTGACGCAACGTTTAACGGTACGCAAACCGTTTTAGCAATACCCGAATATTTGTTTATTGGTGTTGACAGCGACGGCGATTTACTTTTTAATTATCAAGTACCCGTTCCGTTTCAAATTTTGTTTGCAAAAACAGCAAGCAACGTGGCGCGTACTACAGCAACGGGAACCGTAACGCTAGGTACCGTACCTTGCACGTGGATTACCGCAGCACAAATAGAGGACTGGCTAGGCATAGGTACCGCGTCGGCATTGGATACAACATTTCTTACACAATGCGCGGCTGCTGCTAACGATTTTTGTTTTACAAGACGTTTAGAAAGCGGTTACATAGACGCAAAAGGTACAAGCCCAAGTAACAGCGTCACCCTGGGAACTATTGCTTACGGTGGCTTTTTATATCGACAACGCGGCGCGGTAACAGATTTTGCCAGTTTTGACGGTTTGCCTGCAGGTAACAGCGTTGGCTTGTCACCAATGATTAAACAACTTTTAGGTATCCCACGCCCCCAGGTGGCTTAAATGCCTGTTGCTTTTACAGACCTGTTTAACGAAGCGCTAGACGACTTAGCAGCCTCTCTGACGACCATTACATCGCTTCAGGTAGTAACAGACCCCCGTAACCTTGTACCGCCTTGCGCGTTTATAGACGCCCCCACGTTTACCGTGTTTAGTAACAACGTTGTAGAAATGACATTTCCAATACGCATAATTACGTTGGGGCCTGGCAATCTTGACGCGCAACGGTCATTACTCAACTTGGCTAGCAAGGTCATTACTAAAAAAATTGGCGTAACTGACGGGCGCCCAACTATCGCAGTAATCGGCGGAAGCGAACTACCCGCCTACGATTTGACCATAACCCTACAAGCCCAGGCAACCGCCTAGAATAGGTACAAGATGAAATACACAATTATTAGCCCCCGTATTGGTACGCCAGGCGACGAATACGTACCACTAGACGGCGTTAACGTCGACGCGCTGGTAGCAGGCGGCTTTATAGAACAATCCACCGTAAAGGCGCCTAAAGGTGCTAAAACTAAGACAGACACAAACGAGGAGTAAACCACATGGCCACTAGCACGTATCTAGCAAGTCCAAACCTAACCATTAACAGCGTTTCAATGCAAGACCAATGCCACGGCCTTACTTTTACGCGCACTATCGAGGCGCTAGAAAGTACCGCGTTTGGTTCAGGTTCCCGCGTGTATGTCGCAGGCCTAGAAAATTCAACGCTTCAATGCGATTTGTACCTATCATTTAGCGCTAGTGAAACTTACGCTACTTTAAAAAATTTGGTTGGCAGTTCCACAACGGTTTCATGGTCTGCAAGCGCCACAAGCCCAGGTACCGCAACCAATCCAACCATGACACTAACGGGCACCTATCTTGAAGCGCTGCCGTACGAAATGGCCCTGGGCACTCTTGGGCAGGTAAGCATTACCTTTACGGGCGGGGTTTATAGCGTCGTTGAAGTTTAATTAAACGCCTGAAAAGGCCCGACACAAAAGGCAGACAATGAAACTTACGCTAAAAGTAGAAACCGCAGATACCACCTATGAGGTGGCAACAAACCTTTATGTAATTGTTATGTGGGAACGCAAATACAAACGTAAAGCGTCAGACATGGCCGCAGGTATTGGCGTTGAGGATTTAGCATTTATGGCGTATGAAGCGTCAAAATTAAATAAAATTGTTGTACCCAGCGAATTCGATACGTTTGTAAAAGGGTTAACAAATATTGAAGTAGTGGATACAGAGGCCGCAAACCCCACCTACGCGGCACCCACAGACGACAACTAGCCGAACTGCTAGTAGCGATTTCGTGGTGGCCGCCGTCAATCCCTTTTGAATTAGACGATTTGGCTACCGTTGTTGCTGTATTATCAGACAACAACAAACAACGAAAGTAACCGCTATGGCCGTTAGTGCAAGAATTGACATTTACGGGGTACAACAAGCGTTAAAAGAATTAAACGAAATTGACCCAACCTATCGAAAACAAGTAACCAAAAGCATTAAAAACGCAGGCACAGTAATTGTAAACGAAGCGCGGTCTATGGTTGCTAACTATTCCAACAGTTTAGGTAACGGCGCCCCACTATCGGGCATGGTGCGCGGCAACATGATTAAAGGCCGTGAAACGTCTTACCGTACCGACGCCGTACAAAAAGGCTTTAAAGTTAAGGTAGGTGCCAGGGCAACGAAAGAACGTTACGTCAATTTTAATAAAGGCGGATACACCGAACAAATAGTATTCGGCGCTTTACCATATCGAATTATGGTTATTCAACAAGTCGACGCCGCAGGCGCCATTTACGACCACGCAGGCCGCAATACAAGTAGTTTATTTATTACAAATTTAAACGCACAAGAAGGCGAACAACCCCGCGTAGTAGATAAGGCCGTAGACAGAAACCAGGCGGCAGTTGAAACCGAAGTTATAGCCGTAGTTGCCGATGTAATGGAAATCGTTAATAGAAAAATGCTGGTTACTTATGGCAATTAACATACCTATTTTAACGTCGTTCAACGGCAAGGGCGCCGAAGCGGCTATAAAAGAATTTCAAAACCTTACTAACGCGTCAGATAAAGCGGCGTTTGCTATAAACAAAATGGCGGTACCTGCCGCTATAGCGTTTGGTGCCATTGTTACAGGCGGATTTAAAGCCGCCCAGGCCGCAAGTGACTTTAACGAAACGGTCAGTAAATCGGGAATAATTTTTGGTACAGCGTCAACCGAAATTAAAAAATTTGCCGATACTGCCGCCGACAGTTTAGGACTATCAAAACAAGCGGCGTTAGACGCAGCCGCAACTATGGGCGTTTTTGGTAAATCCGCAGGTTTAGCAGGTACAGATTTATCAAATTTTAGTATTGAAATGGTCAAATTGTCAGGCGACTTAGCAAGTTTCCATAACGCTAACCCTGCCGACGTAGCCCTAGCGTTAGGTGCAGCGCTTCGAGGTGAAGCCGAACCTATCCGCAAATTTGGCGTACTACTTAACGACGCAGCCGTAAAAGCCCAGGCTATGAAAATGGGTTTATACGACGGCACAGGCGCATTAAGCGCCCAAGCAAAAGTATTAGCAACCCAAAAAATTATTTTGCAACAAACCAGCGACGCCCAGGGCGATTTTGCGCGCACGTCGGAAGGCGCAGCGAACCAGCAACGCATATTAAAAGCCCAGGTAGACAACGCAAAAGTAGCGATAGGTGAAGCATTTTTACCAATACTTGAAGCCGTATTACCTGTATTAGTTAATTTTGCTAAAATCATTGGCAACAATACCGACGCTTTTGTAGCGGTAGTTGCAGTAATTGGCACGTTTGCTGGGGCTATTGTGACCGCTAAAACTGCTATGGCATTATGGAAAGCGGCAAGCGTAATTACCACGGCTATTAACTATGCCCTGGCTACGTCGTTTACTGCCGTACAAATTGCTACAGGTATTGGCATTGTTGCTGTAGTTGCAGGCGTAGCGGCGTTTGCTGCTTACACGGCAAAAATGAACGCAGCCCGTAAAGAAAGCGACGCCCTAAACCAGCAAACACTTATTACGGCGGGCACTATCGGCGCTACTGGCGCGCTTATGGGGCCTAAAGGTTTTATAGGCCCTGAACTTACAAACGACCAATTAAAAGAAGCAATAGACGCGTTTAATAAAGCAAAAGACAGCGCTAATAAATTTGGTGGCGGCGTCGATTTAGCAGCAGAAAAGTTAAAGAAAATGAAAGACGCAATAAAAGAAGCGTCGGCAACTTTAGTTGAGGATATGACTAAAGCGTTAGACGACGCTAAAGATAGTTTGAAAACAGCGCAAGACGCATTTAGCGAATTTGGCGAAAAAGTATCTACCAGCCTGTTAGACGCGTTTAGTTTTAAAGACGCTAAAAACGCAGGCAAGGACACGGGCGCAGGGTTTTTAGTTGGATTACGTGACCAGGTCAAAAATATAAACCAATACGGTACTGACGTTGAAACGTTGCTACGTATGAATTTATCGCAAGACGCATTAGCCGAAGTATTAAAGGCTGGTAACGAAAGCGGTGGCGCTATCGCTGCCGAACTTATTAAAGGCGGTCAAACCGCTATTGACGAAACTAATACGCTGGTTGCGTCGGCTAAAACTATGGCCGACAGAATAGGTACGTTGGCTGCAAGCCAGTTTTATAGTGCTGGGGTATCTAACGCGCAACAATATTTGGCAGGTGTCGAGGCGGCTATGGCTGTTGCTAACGCCAAACTGGCAGGTAAAGGTCTTAAATTGGCCGACGTGAAAGGCATTAGCGCAGGTTTCCAAGACGCTATAAAAGCGCCTGTAATGGCGCCCGTTGCGCCACGTAACCCGCGGGGCGACGAATACGCAACCTATAACGTAAGCATTAACGGCGGTATATCGACCAGCGCCGAAATTGGTAAAGCCGTTGTAAACAGTATTCGCCAATTCAATTTACTTAACGGCCCCGCAAATATTCAGGTTGCGTAATGGCTACCGCGTTAATTAACGGCGGCCCTGATTACCTAATAGAATTGGACACAGGCGCAATAGTAGACGGCTTCGAATTAGACGACGCTACACGTGGAGTATTAAATAATCCTGATTATGTGCTAAACGGTACTACCGATTTTGCCGACATCACTACATACGTTGAAACGGTCAACATTAAACGCGGTAGGCAACGTACAACAGACCAAACTACGCAAGCGGGTACGTGTTCGTTCACTATGAAAGAGTATGTAAACGACCAAAATTTAAACCCGTTAAACGATTTAAGTATCTACTACGACAGCGCCCAGGCCATGCCAGGTTTAGCACCTATGCGTATTGTGCGAATTTCGCGTAACGGTCAATATTTGTTTGTTGGCCGTGTAACAAACTATGACTACCGTTACAACTTGGGCGCGCTTGATGAAGTTACGGTAGTTTGCGCCGACGATTTTTATTTACTTAGCCGTACAGCGTTAGCCACGTTTACGCCAAGTGTTGAAACTAGCGCGGCCCGCTTATCGACAATTTTAGCCCGCCCCGAAGTTGCCTACACAGGCACTACAAGCATTACCGCAAGCCCTGTAGCCACCCTCGGCGCCTATCTAGTGGCCGACAATACCCAAGTAGCGACATACATAAACCGTATTAACGAAGCCGAACAAGGCCGCATATTTTTATCGAGGTCAGGCGTTTTAACAATGCAACCGCGTATTTCTAATACGTTTAGTAGCCCTGCATTGGAATTATCCGACGTAGGCAACGTGCCTTATAATGCGTTAACCATAGATTTTGACGCGTCAAACGTCATTAACAGGGCGTCAATTACCATTGAAGGCGGCAGCGCCCAGGTTGCAACCGACGCTACATCTATAGCCCAATATTTTACGCAATCCGTAGAACAGTCCGACAGCCTGTTATCGACTGACGCCCAGGCTGCAACCCTGGCCGATTATCTACTAGTAGCGCAACCAGCGCCCCGTTATACGTCGGTAGGTATATGGTTTGGCAGTTTGACAGCCCCGCAACGGGCCGCCGCCGCAGTTATTGAATTAGGCGATTTAATAGAAATAACCAAAACCGAAACGTTTGGTACCGTAACCCAAGAACTATTTGTAGAGGGCATAGAACACGTAATAACGTTTGACGGCGGCCATGCCATGCGTTATTACACAAGCCCTACAAGCCTGGTATATACCTTTATCCTTGATGACATTACTTACGGCGTTTTAGATATCGCCGACCCCCAACCCGCATTAAGTTAGGATACAAATATGGCTATACAGACTTTTACCGCCGCGCAAATTTTGACCGCCGCGCAAATGAACGCGTTACAAGGTAACGACTATAATCAAACCGTATCGACTAAGACGGTTAGTTATACGCTTGTTGCAGCCGATAAAGGTACGCGCGTTGTAATGAACAATGCAAGCGCTACAACAATTACCGTTAATACGTCGTTATTTAGCGCAGGCGACACGCTATTTATACAAAACATAGGCGCTGGTACTTGCACTATTACGGCTGGTACTGCAACAGTTACTACGGCTAGCAGTTTGGCGTTGGCACAATGGGGGGGTGGCACGCTTTATTTCACTAGTGCTAGTGCTGCAATTTTTTTTAGCGGTACCGCAGTTTTTGCTTTAGAGTATTTGGTAATTGGTGGCGGTGGCGGTTCAGGTTCGCCCCAATCAGGCGGCGGCGGTGCAGGCGCTTACGTCACTTCTACAACTGGCGAAGTACCTAAAGGCGCTTCGCTAACGGTCACGGTTGGTACTGGCGGCGCAGGTGGAACTACCAACCCAGGTAGTAGCGGTACATTTAGTAGATTTGGTGACGTTTACGCAATCGGCGGCGGCGGCGGCGGCCAGGGCAACGTTGCTACGTTAGTAAACATTGGAATAAACGGCGGTAGTGGTGGCGGTGGTGGAAGTTTGGCGGCGGGTGGGTCTAATCCGAGGGCGGGCGGTTCGGTTTTACAAAGTACGACAGGTAACGCAGGCGGACAAGGCGACAGCGATAACGCCATATTTCGTTACGGTGGTGGCGGTGGCGGTGCTGGCGGTGCAGGTGCTGCAGGCGTAGTAAACACGGGTGGCACAGGTGGCGCGGGTTTATCGTCAAGTATTACGGGGGTATCAGTTGCGCGCGGTGGTGGCGGCGCAGGGCAAGGTTTATCTGCTATTGGTACAGCGTCGGCGGGCGGTGGTGCTAACGCTAACGGAACAGCAAATACAGGCGGCGGCGGCGGCGGAGACGGTAAAAACGGCGGTTCAGGCGTAGTAATTATTGCTTACAAGTCAACACAAGGCGCGTTAATTTCCATTGGTGGCGGTTTATCGTCGTCATTAGACACAAGTACGCGCGCTGGGTATCACGTTTACACTTTTACCGCTGGAACTGGAACTATAGTTTTTCCATGATAAAAATTTTAAATTATGAAATTCAATTATTATTTGGTTAGCGTCATGCTTGCATTTATCTTGACCGCGTGCGAAACAACACGCACAAACGCGCCACATAAAACACGCAACAGCGCATTAACACGTTGTAGCACTATTGCCCAATGTGAAAGGGTTACTAATGGCTAGAGAAAAAGCCGAAATAGAATTGCTACATGCACGCATGATAGTTTTTGTTGGCTGCACTATTGCCGTAACGTTTGCATTAACCGTTATTGGTTTTGTTTGGGGCTTATTGTTTGTTACTCAACCGTTGGAACAGTCACCAAACGACGCGCAATTTATCGACTTATTATCGACCCTTACCGTTTTTATGACTGGCACACTTAGCGGCCTGGTAGCGGCAAACGGCCTTAAACGCAAACCTGCAGACCCTAATAATGGCACCCCAACCCCCTAAACCTGTAGTGGTAGCAGCAATAAAAAAACTGGTATTACCTGCCACGTTGGGCCATATCACCCCAGGCGAACTACCCGCCAACATGCTTATAGATATAAAGCCGTATGGCAAACTGCACCCGCGCGCCGCAAACGCATACAACGCAATTAGGGCTACCGCGTTTGCTGCAGGTATAAAACAATTCAAACCAATATCGGCAGGCGATACCTACAGGTCATTAGCGCAACAAACCGCAGGATTT